CTACAGTTCCTGTAAAAGTAGGTGTTGCAAACATTGTAGCTTTAGCTTCGTTAGTTACGTTACCTAGACCCACATCGGTTGCAGAAGTTCCCTGTCTCATTTGAGCAGAAGTAATATTAGATACGCTGCCTAATCCTACATCCGTTGAAGAAGTACCTTGTCTCATAGCAGCAGTAGTAATGTCAGATACGCTACCTAGACCTACTTGAGTTTTTGTAGTAAACGAGTTACCAATTGCAGTAGAGTTACCCGTACCTATTCCAGTTATTACGCCTGTTTGTGCATTAATAACTATACTTTGACGAATAGTAGCTCCAGATGCATTATCTACTAAATTGAGACCTACATCAGCCTTACTAGTACCTTGTCTCATTTGAGCAGAAGTAATATTAGATACGCTGCCTAATCCTACATCGGCTGAAGAAGTACCTTGTCTCATTTGAGCAGAAGTAATATTAGATACGCTACCTAATCCTACATGCGTAGCTGAAACTCCTACTACAGTTCCTGTAAAAGTAGGTGTTGCAAACATTGTAGCTTTAGCTTCGTTAGTTACGTTACCTAGACCCACATCGGTTGCAGAAGTTCCCTGTCTCATTTGAGCAGAAGTAATATTAGATACGCTGCCTAATCCTACATCCGTTGAAGAAGTACCTTGTCTCATAGCAGCAGTAGTAATGTCAGATACGCTACCTAGACCTACTTGAGTTTTTGTAGTAAACGAGTTACCAATTGCAGTAGAGTTACCCGTACCTATTCCAGTTATTACGCCTGTTTGTGCATTAATAACTATACTTTGACGAATAGTAGCTCCAGATGCATTATCTACTAAATTGAGACCTACATCAGCCTTACTAGTACCCTGTCTCATTTGAGCAGAAGTAATATTAGATACGCTGCCTAATCCTACATCCGTTGAAGAAGTACCTTGTCTCATTTGAGCAGAAGTAATGTCAGATACGCTACCTAGACCTACTTGAGTTTTTGTAGTAAACGAGTTACCAATTGCAGTAGAGTTACCTGTACCTATTCCAGTTATTACACCTGTTTGTGCATTAATAACTATACTTTGACGAATAGTAGCTCCAGATGCATTATCTACTAAATTGAGACCTACATCAGCCTTACTAGTACCTTGTCTCATCTGAGCAGTAGTAATGTCAGATACGCTGCCTAATCCTACTTGAGCTGCAGAAGTATTAACATTTCTTAGTGCAGCCGCAGCATTGACTACATTTAGTAATGGGGTCGTGCTAAGATTTGTAAAACCGCCCCTAATACTTATAGCTTCATCGGCAGTGAATAAGGTACCACCGCTATTAATAGCTCCAGTTAAGTGGCCTTGAGAATTTAATCCTTGCCCTGCATAACTTGCATGTAGACGAACATTATTAGGATCTTCCAGATGGTCTATGTCAATGTCGCTTTCATCTTTGTCTACAACATCCCCAAAACCTGAGAGTAATCTTGTAGCGGCACTAAAAGTTAGGTTACTTCCAGAAGAAACTCCGGAAGCGTTTGTATTCTCTACTGCTGTTACTACTGCTTTCCAGAAATTGTTGGCGTTGCTACCTGTAATAGGCGTAGGCGTAGTAGACCAGTTCGCACTTAAACCTGCAAAAGCGCCTGTAGAGAAAGTATAGCTAGTGGCACTAGGTGTAGTAGGTGCGGTGCTTGAAGCTAAGCCATAAAAGATCTCTTTAGTTACGTTTTGTATTCCTTCCTGGCCTTCTTTTGCTTTGGAAAACGTCTGTAGCTTAGTGTAAGTTTCGGCCTGCCCTTTGGTATTAACTACTGTTATAGTGTAAGTAATACTAGCTGAATCCGCATTCATAGAACTATGGTCGGCTATAGTTGCTGTATTACTCGATCCTGAGATCGCTCCCGGAGTAATATTACTGCCAGAGGCAGAAACTCTAAAAGAAGGAGAAGCATATGGACTGGTATTATCATAAGGGACTGGTTGGGGACCTATATAAGCTAATATATCTGTACCTGAACCGGTCATTACACTAGTACCCGCTGCAGACGTAGGTACTGTATGCGCTTCATTAGTCAGTATTACAGTAGCTGCGTCACGCCCTTCTATTTGCGTGGGAGCACTCCAGTTAGTAACCCAGTTTATAGTAAAATTCGCTCCAAGCCCTGTTACAGTACTTTGACCTCTAGCCACCCAAAGAGGGTTTGTTCCTGCGGGAACATTGTCTACATCGTCATACCACGTAGAGGGAACATTAGGATGAGTAGTATCGGCAGGAGTACTGGGTTTGCTTGCAGATCTTTTAAATATATAGTTTACAAGAGACTGGCCTGCTATTTCGATACCGGGTGCAGTAAAAGATATATTTGTAGCGGTTCCCGTGCCTGTTACAAAAGCTGTAGAGGCCAAAATCACTGAATATATACTTGCCGCAGGAGGTGTTGTAGACCACCCCGATGGAATATTCGACATTGAGCCTGTTGAAAAACTATAACTTACACCTGTTGGTCCTCCGCTTGGAAAAGTGGTATTATAAGCTCCTGAATAATATAGTTTTAATTCTGCGGCGGATTCTCCCACACTACCTGGCCGTAAACCTGATATAGAGAGAGTATCAAAACTTAACTCATTCTGGTCTCCGTCAGAAACGCCCACCCTTAAATTATATGCTGTACTAAAATAGGTGGAAGGTATGTTAACTGATTTGGTTTTAGAGCTAGCTCCTCCAGGAGCAGCAGTAAAAGACGTTTCATCTGTTATGCCGTCGCCAGTAAACTTAAAGTAGGGACTGGTTATACTCCCCAAAGCACTTGCCGTTAGAATTACAGCATTAGGTGATGGGTTTCCTCCTCCGGGAGCATAGGTAATAGCATAGTAATTTGCAGTAATACGTACTGTCGGTGAAGCATCTCCTTGCTCTCCTTTAAGAGACTTGGAGATGCTGTAAATTGCTGTGACGGTTATATCCCCTGAGGTACCTGCGGTCGCTGCAGGGATTGTTGCTTGCAAAGTCGCCGTAGCAGAGTTCGCAGTAAGAGAAGTAACTATGTATTCCCCATCTACAGGACTATTTGAAGGAAAACTGATGCCTATATTTGAAGGGCTTCCCGAAACTGCAAAGGTACAGGAAGAGGTTACATCTACGCTCCCAACCCTAACTTGGAAGATGCCGCCAGCGCTGTTAAGGGCTCCGGACGCTAAAGTTCCTGTGGACGAAGATGGAACAGTGTGACTAGAATTAGTTAGGAATCCCAGTATAGCATCTGATCCATCTTGCACAGTGTGTATGGTTACAGTATCCGTTGCTAGTAAAGTGTCTGGACTGGCATTTTCTCTTACTTCTACTTCTACTTCTACCTTTCCTCCAATACTGGGTTCATCGTCCTCATGTAGCGTAAAACTTCCCGAGGTTGTATACTGTTTTTGTACGCCGCCAACTAAAAACTTAAATTTAGGCGTACCAGTAATACTTTGAGTTCTCGTAGTGAAAGTAATGCTAGAGTTTTCTGATCCGTCTGTAGCGTAATCAATTACATGGGAACTAGGGGTTAGTTTTACTGTTTTGGCATCATTTCCGATTGAACCGTCTTGCCTAAAAGCAATAACAGCGGGGGTGCTCCAGGTAGCTGTTGCTGCCGTGTCTTCCGGACCCCCTACAAACAAAGCTAGAGATTTATAGATTGAGTCTCCATTACCAAACCCTGAAGGTATTGTCTGAGCCCAGCCAGTAGTAAGTCCCGTAGTAGTCAGAGAATTAGTAGTAAAATTATAAGAACCTCCCGTAGGAGTAGTAGTGTCGTTTAGTTTGTAAACAGCAACCTCAACTACAGAAGTACCTTCTACTTGATATGTAGCTCCCCAAGTAAAATTTGTCTCCGTAATTCCTCTTACCCCTTTACTTGCCCACAGAATACCCGTACCTGAGGGAGGATTATCGTACCAAGGAGCCACAGGCGCCGCACTAGCACTAGGAGGGTTAGGTTTCGTGGCGCTTCTAGTAAATATGATATTGACACTGGCACCGCTGTCTCCATTTTTTGCAAATAAGGATGCGGCATCCCAGTTTCCTACAGTTACAGTATCTGTAGTTGTTGTTAGATGCTGCTCGATTCTCCATATATAGTTATCCGTATTATTAGGGATATCCCTTGTCCAGCCATTGTTAAAAGCTACAGATAACGAATTTGTGCTAAAAGTATAGACAGGGTTATTGGTGGGAGCAGTAGGAGCAACACTAGAGTTGGTTTTCTTGTATATGGCAAGAGTATAGTTATTAATTCCGCCCACTGTAGTACCTTGAGCAGGCCCTGCAAACGTACTAAAATATTCGTTTCTTCGTGCTCCGGAAGTTGTTTGTACACCAACAGCGGTTCTAGTTCTTACCCAGTAGTAAAAACTAGTCTCGGTAGAAGGAGTAAAAGCATCGAAATAGGTGGCCTGTGTCGCTGTTCCCGCAGTATGTTCAACTACTCCAGGAGACAGTCGAACCCTGTCTGCACCATCACTTGTTGTGCCTCTCCAAATTTCATATTTTGCAGAGGGGCCTAAATTTGCTACTTTAGACCAGGTCAGTAATACACCGTTAAGAAGGTCTGTAGTAGCGCTCAAATTGCTAGGAGCTACAGGAACACGAGTGACTGCCTCTCGCTCTCGCTCTATTGAATAAGGGCTTACTTTAGCGGCGTCGATAAAATAAATAGAATCATCATGTTCTAAAGCTACTACGCTCACTAAGCAGTCTTCTTGGTACGTTAGTGATTCAATACGGAAATACTTTCCTGAGTCCCAACCAAATCTAGGGTATTTTACACGTATCAACTCCCCAGGACTAAGAGCGAGTCCAGCTGGGCGTAGGGTGAAGGATATTTTTCTAGCAAATCGAGACTTATTAAGAGTCTGCTCTACAGCTAATCTAGCATTGTAATAATTGGTTATACCCTCTAGCTTGTAGGATCCTGAACGAACTACACCCCTGTCTTGTTTCAGATAGTCTGAGTTAAAGAAAGATACAGAACGATTATTAAAATTATTACCTGGATCAATTATGCTAGCAGACAAAGAATTAAACGCTTTTGATAAGCCCTGATCCTTTAAATTGATACTGCCTACAATGTCTTCGGCCTCTACTACTCGCTGTCCTGATCCTACAGAAATCCACTCTACATCAAAGTCAATTCCTAACTCTAATTTTAATCCGGTAATATATCTAGTATTCCAAAGGGTGTTACTAGACATATCCCAAGATACTGTAGTCCATTCGAACGAGTCTAAGCTTGTAGGCTGAGCTATAGTTTTTGAGTGTCCGGTAGTCCCAAATGGACTAAAGGTGGAAAAGTATAGTTCTCCTGTCCAGGAGCTTCCACCAGTACGTTTCTTTATTCGCGCTCTTACGACAGAATTAAGAGAGCCAAGAAAGTCCACCCCAGTTTTTACTATCTTTCCCACAGTGTTGGCTACAGGGCTAGTTACGCTAGCGAAATCTTCTGAAGCAGTTAGAGTACCCTGTTCGGTAGCCCAACCCTGTGAAGAGTCTAAGAAGTTCCACCATAAATCAGAATCTGGGTCTCTTTTTGTTTCTACTTCTAGACGAAATTTACCGTCTTGAAAAGATAAAATACCGTTAAAATGATCTAGTAAGCCCCCTATAACATTAAAGACAGGTTGGGAAGTATCTATTAAAACATTACCTTGATGCCTAGTGACCCACCGCTGATCTGGGGAATCCCACCCTAAGTACTTCCAGTAAGTCACGAAGTCAGAATCATACAAACTATAATTACTAACAGGATTAGTACCTGCCACACATGTTATAGATAAAGTATTATCTGCTGTGGCTGCTGTGCCGGGAGGGCTTAAGCCGATTGCAGTTATTGCAGTAGCATTGTCGGTTATTGTGTCTTGAGTTCCTACAGTACTAACCTTGCTTGTTTGTAGGGCACCGGTATCCCAAACAACGTCTCCCGCAGCTCTCTGCCTGTTTTTATTAAACTTGTTGGTTAGTTTTCCTACACAAGAACCAAAAACTATAGTGGCAGTTGCAGTAGTATTAGTAGTAGTAATTACTCTGATTTCTTTTACTACTCCCTGCCATTTGAAACGGTCTACTCCGCTTATAGTAGGAGAATAAGTGTATTTTTGTCCCACAGCTAAGCTAGATAAGTGTGTTGCAGTTAGAGATACAGTAACTGTTATATCTGATGTAGTATCGCAAACTCGTCCTGCATGTAAAAAACTACTATGGTCTAACTTATCTGTGGAAAGTCCTGCCCCATATCTCTTGTTACGAAGATAGTCGTACATCATAAGAGCGAAGTTAGTGGTGGGACGAAGATCTCTACCTTCTTGAGTACCTAAGATCGTTATAGTATCGTTGGCGGCGGGAATCTCACCATCATCCAAATCGGGAGCTACTGTTAATATTCTTCCAGTAGAATCATATGAAGTAACAGTTCTTGTAATTTCAGTTATATTACTGCCAGTATCATTCTTACGTATAATAACTGTTTTCCCCGATGAAATAGATGCTGCACTTAAATTAGAGTTTGCCGCTAAACTTATTTTATTTTTAGCAACTACAAAAGTAGTAGTATCGGCAACAGCTAGGACGTCGCTAATAGTTCCTGTATCCTGGTTCGTCACAGTCATTGAATTTGTGGAAGGCGTAGTAAATGTAGAAGTACTTGTAATAGAAGTTGTAATATTATCTGGGGCAGCGCTATGTGTTTCGTCTGTTGATGTAACTTCTACTTCTGTAAGTAGTGAGACGCGTGCATCGCTACCTAGAGTCGAATGGTTAAATTCATTATTAGTTGTGTCCAAAGTAACTGTAAGATCAGAGCTTCCGGAGCTACTAACTGCAGTGACTTCCTGTTTTAACTCTCTATCTATAGTAAAATGTGTCTCTCCTTCCTTAAAATCATAAGTAGCCATAGTCCAGGTATGAGAAGAATCATCCTCCATCCAAAAAGTCTTGTGAGTCTTAAGAGTGAATTCTTGTTGTGCAGTTAGGTCCCAACGAAATCTATAGTTTTTCTGTCCAGTAGAATCATAATAAAACCACTTGTCTATAATAGTAATATCTGAGACTACTGGGACAGTCTGTCCACTAACTGTAATGTTTAGATCTACGGTATCCCCTATATTAAACCAAGTGTGGCTCTCAGTGTTAACAATGTTACCAAAGCTTCCATCATAGTTAAAACATTCTACCATTGAACCCCGAATTACATAGTCTATCTCTGGTACGGTAGTTTGCTCTGAAGAAATTTCAAAAATACTAGTAGTATAGGCTGTGTCTAATAATCTGTGCTCTCCTCCCCAATAATATGCTCCGGAGTTTGCCCCATAGTAATCTGATTGTAGTTTGAAGTCAACATTTTTCCCTAAATTTGCAAAAGAAGAAGAAGCTAGTTGATTAGGTAATCCTGACTTAAACTCTATGGTTGTATTATTAGGCGAAGCGAAATTAACGCCGTAATCATGCGTTATTCCATTAAGATTTGTGTTGAGACCTGAAACATATAAATTAGAGGCTGCAGTATTATAAGAAGTATTTACAGCAGATTGACCGCCACTAGTAACGGCGGCGGCGGCTTGCTGACCTATACGTACAGCTTCTCTAATTAAGTCTATAGAACTAAGATTATCGAGAGCTCGGCCTGCGGAATTAGTTAAACCACTAGTTACAGTATATTCCCCTACTAATACTTGCCCTAAATCTGCCCTACCAAAACAAGCAGTAGATCCCGTAGAGGTTAGACCGCCGGAACCACCTGCTATAGAGCTTCGTACAGCGGAATCCTGCTCTGAAATACAAACCAAAGGTTGGTCTTCCACATACATATTTAGTATACCCTGTATAGGGCCTTCGGCAAGAGTTTCTGCAATATAAACTTTGCTTGCGTCTAAAGAAGTGTCGGCAAAGATAGGGGTTCCGCCCAATCTTCTAACTCCGTAAACTACAGGTATATATTTTGCACTTAAATTAAACCGGAGATCGACTTCGTTTACAACCTCTTCTTCGTATTCTTCAAGTTTTTTAGTGCCGAATAGCTTGTTTCTCCAGATCTCTCTGAATTTAGTTTCTGTAGTATTGTAAAGGCCTATAATATTCACAGCATTATTAGCGTGCTGAAATCCTCTATCAGAAGCATACTCAGGTTTGACAGTAGCTTGGGCGTTAGCCCTACCTTCACCATCTAAAGCTCTATGGTATTCGTCGGCTCCTAAACGACCACGTACTTGTTGAAAATCACCCCAGTGACTTTTACATGACCAAGTTATGGTAGCATTTCTATCTGGAGTTTCTTTATAACTTGCAGCAGTAATAATACCGCTAAATAGACGTACAGGGTTGCCTATAAATACGCCCGGCTCGTCTTCATAGAAAAAAGCTTTAAATACAGATACTTGTCTGTTTACAAAATTAGCAGCTTTTTGATCTAAGGTAAGTGCGGTTATCTCTGTACTTGCTTGTGAAATAGTATAGGTTTTTGATGTCTCCGTCCAAGTACCAAAAGGAAAAGTCTCCTCTGTGACACGAACTTTCTTACCTTCATTTCTGAACGAATGAATTTTATACCTAGTTCCAGAATTTATACCGCTGTTAGAGGAAACTAAACTTATAATATCTCCCTCTGCAAAACCTGCATCAGACAGGCTAGTCTGTGCCTCTAAAAAATACTCCGAAGGGCTTGTAGTCTTGGTAAAAGTTATTGTCTCCGAATATATAGTGGCATCAAGAGCTCCTGCATCTAGTGTGACACTTAAATTTGATACTTTATTCTCAGAGGAATCCTGAACCGAACCAACGCTGATTAGTTTATTAGGGTAATAGTTTTGAGAATAATTACGCGTGCGACCGTCGAAACCCGCTAGACTGGTATACGTAGACAGATCATCATACCCAATAACGTATGAAGCATCTGTAATATGCATGTATCTAGAGGCTTTCTGGCTGTAAAGCACGTCAGCATTTGGAGCTACCCATTCTTTTAGAGGTCTTTCAAACTTTACTAAGTGTGCGTATACAAAAGGACGATTCTCCTCTAAATGAACCGAAAGAGTAGGGTTAGAATTTAATTTGCTCATTTAAGGTAATGCCTCCTCTAAAGACAGACTGAAGTTAAAAAGATTATCAGTTGATAGTGAATATTCTTGAGCATTCTTTTGCGAAATTACTCTAATCCTAGGGTTTGTAAAATTTAGTACGGTATTGTCCCCCACAGAGTAAGTTAGTGGAGGATTAAAATGAATTACACGCTCGGCGGCAGCAGGTTGAATACCTTCATAGTCAGTGTTTGTTTCTACTCTTGTAACCATATAAGCTTTGACATGGTTTGAGTTTGTGGTGTCTGTAACAGTGAATAAATCACCGGGACGAGGGCCCGCAGCGGTCGCGTTACCAAAATCATCTACTTTTACTTTAGTTGCTCCCGAAGTCGCAGCCTCATCAGTACGAACAATTGTCGTAAAGCCGCTTCTAGGATTATCATGCTGGGGTAGTACTACATAAAAAGGTGTAAGTCTTCCTTGCTTTGACATAAGAAAAGAGTTCACAGGCTCAAACTCTGCCCTAGTAAGAGGGTTATAGCTGATATCTATTTTCCAGTACTGAGTAGCTTGTGCTCGAGTAACAACCCTTCCTCCATTAGTTCTAGACACCATAGTGGGCTGAACTGAGGCAAACTTCACTGAAGCAAAGCCGGGACCAGCAGTTCCAGTGGTAGGGCTAGAAGTATTATTTCCTCCTTTACCAGAGTCTAAAATCCTTCTATTGGGGTCGGGTAGTACGTCCATGAATGCCATTATAATTTACCTTGTCCTGTCGTAATTGCTGTATCATTAACAGACTCTAGAAAAGTCTCTCCGTAAGTATTGGCGGCTTCTCTAATCATTGAAATAATATTTCCTCTTTGAGTTACAAGCGCATCATTGAAATTTGTTGTATCTATCGCTTGAATAGTAAAGTTTACATTCACAGGCTGAGATTGCTTCATCTCATCATTAGGAACGATTTTCCCTGGCACGTCCGGAACAAACAGTTCTGGACCTTGCTCACCCACTACGTAACCTGCTGTAGGGCCTCCTTGCGCTCTATACTGTGCTCCCATAAAAGCAGGAGGGGGCATGAAATTTTGTCCGCCAATATTTGCCGTACTTCCGCCTCTCAAAGCTGATAATTCTGCTCCGGAAGCTTGTTTAGACACGTCTACTTTATTAGACCTCTCTCCCATACCTATAGAAGAAGGAGTTGAAGCGCCCGCAGCAGAACCTCCCCCTTGATAAGAAGTTCCTGCAATAATTGCTAACTGAGCAGCGCCCAATAGACCCATCAATATCATCATTGGCCAGTTTCCTTTCTGGGCCATTACGGCCGCAGCAGTATTTATAATTGTCTCAGCCATTGCTATTTTCTTATTCTGTTCAAAAGCTTTTCTTTTCGCTCTTTCTTTCTTCTTTTCAAGTGCTGAGATTTTTGCTAGAGACTCTTTTGACTTTCCATCTCTTCTCTTCTCTGCGTCAATTTCTTTGTCAATTCCTGCAATTTTTGCTTTACTAGAGGCTGCCATTATGGCTCCTATACCTTGCACAATTGCCCCTACAGCAGCTAACTTATCTGCTGCGGTGTTTCCGCTTTTTGCTAGTTCTAAAAAGGCCATTCCCATGACCGCAGTTGATTCTACAACAGTAGCTACTAATTCTCCTTGAGGGCCCAGCTCTTTCAGCTTGTTAAGCATCGGAGAAATACCTTCAAGAGTAGCAGCTATAAAAGCTTGTTTTATACCTATTTCTGCGTCTTTTGCTCGTATTTTGGCTTCTTCTAACCCTTTGTTGAGAGCATCAATCTCATCCAGGGGTATATTATTACCCTCTGCATCTTTTCCGCTCTGAATGCCATCGACTTTAGTTTGCGCAGAGGCTACTGCTGCATTTTGCTCTTCCGAATACGTCTGGGCATTACTTCTAGTTACCGCGCCTCTATCTTTAGCATCATTAATTTCCTGTAAAAATTTGCTTGAGCTTGTGCCTGCTAGGAAATCAGTTGCGGAAGCCTCTTTCACACTATCTTTTGCGGCGGCTTTGAGATCTGAAATTAAAGACTCTCCAAGAGCTTTGATTCTCTCTCTGGAAGCCGTCTCAGCCATGTCCAAGAGTTTGCCTGAAGCTATAAAAGCGGTATCTAGCTTAGACTTTAATTCATCGGCTCTTTTATCTCCAAGGATCAAACGAACTGACTCTATTAGTAACTCTTGCTCTGCTTTTGTTTGCTCTCTTTTTGCTCTGAGCAATATGAACTCTTGATCTAGAGCATTTAATTTATTTTTGGTATCTTGTTCAATTAACTTTTTCTTCTTCTCGAGAGTTTTTTGGTCTAACTCAGCAATTTGCTTGACACTTAGAACTCTTCTTCTATCTGCTCTCGTCTGAGAATTTTGAACTTTTAATTTTTCTTCTTCAATCTTTCTCTCGCTGTCTATAGTAGACATCTTACTATCAAAAATTTGAGAGTTTAAATCTGTCAATCTTTTGGCTAAGTCATTCTCTAGTTCTGCTGCTTGTAACCTAGTGTCTATCAATTCTTTCTCGGCGGCATTTCTAGCCGTGTAGTAGCCTGCGATCTGTTCTTCTTCTTGCAAGCCCATTTCTTTAGTAAGATTCTCCCTTAGTCTCTTCCGTAAGGTACCTTCTTTACCAACATTAGCTATACTTTGGGAGAGTTCGGTCTGTAGTCTTGCCTTCGTACCCTCGTCCATTTCTTTATTTGCAGCAATTTTCTTACTAAGCACGGTAAGCTCCATCGCCAGCACATCCATCTGAAGCTCGATTAACATTAGTTTTGTCTCTTTTTCAGTGTCCATAAGGCTCTTTTTAGCTTTACTTAGTGTTACTTCGCCTTTTTTGGTCACCTCAAAGTTTTCCTTAACTCTATCAAACTCTTGTGTGGCTGTCTCACTCGCAGCCAGCCCTTTTCTAGCATTGGCCAGCTTAGTCGCAGAACTTAAAATTTTGTCGTCTAGTTCTATGGTTTTCTTTTTCGCATCCACTCCTGCTAATATCTGGTTTAGTACTTGTTTCTCAAGATCTATTTTTTCTTTCATTTTCGCAGTAAGTTTAATCTCTTGCGCTTCCGCCTTTTCTAGATGGCCTAATCTCTTAGCTGTTATGGCTTCCCCTTCTGCCACTAGTGCCCTAATTAGACTCTCCTGTACCACTATTTCCTCTGCTGTCAGGGCAGTTTTTCCAGTAGTATCTAAAGTATCTCTTGCGATCTTTAGTTTAGCGTCTACCGCCTTCTTCTGCTGCTTAAGAATTTGATCTTCGTGCATGAGCTGTGCTGCTATAGTCTCTCTGGTTTGTACCCCTTCCTGAAGCTTTGTAAGTTCCGCTTGGGCCGTACGCTCTTTACTTTTTGCTATACTTGACTCTGTTTGAAAGAGTACAAGACTCTCTTTCTTTTGTTTCACAGCGATAGTAGCCATAGCAAAAAGATTTTTCGCCTGTTCTTCAGTAGTGACCGAAGCGTCTTTCAACATCTTCAGTATATGCGGATCTATTATCTGATTATAGCTGCCCTTGTCTAGTTGTTCTTGTAGATTTGCAAAAGCCTGTACACTTTCTTTACCGGATCTTTTAGCCAGATTGTTTAAATTTTTTGACAAATCGGTTACATCAGCAACTGCTTGATCGAAAGGAGTTTTATTTTGTATAGAATTATATAAGTCTCTTACTCCTTTAGCAGCAACCGTAGCAGCTAAATTACTATTATTCAATTCGTCTGTAAATTTTTTCTGAGGATCTAAGACGTCTTCTATTATTGATTTCATAGTCCTTAGAGCACCTACCGCGTTACCTCCAGCTCGCTCCATTATGTGATCACCAACGTCGCCTTCTATATCATACATCTTTTTATATCTTTCAGTAAGCTCATCACTGGCCAGAATAGCGTCTCTCATTGATCGTAGACCCGACAAAGTATTTACAGGAGTCTCACCAAGTTTTCTAGCTCTAAGCAGAGCGTCGTAAGCGATCTGAGACTGCGCTGCCAAATTCGAGTAAGCATTAGCAGCTGCAGTTGTTCGTGCAGTTAAAGTTTTATATACAGCATTACTACCATTGGCAGTAGCATTTAATTGTTTGAAGGTCTTTTCAAGTTCGCTTACAGTTTCTTTTAATTTTGCGGATGCTGCATTGGCGGCGGCGGCGGCAGGAGCAAATTTCTCCATAACCCAGGTAACACCCTTCATCATCACATCAAAAGCACCTATAATAACTGTAATCGCCGTAAAAATGGGTATGGCGAGGGAAATTGCTGTACCCGCTATTCGTGCAGCAGTTGCAGTAGCTCCAAATATTGGGCCTAGCTTAGCTAATATTTTATGAAACGCGCCTTGATCCTTACCTGCCTCTCCTATTTGTGATCCATAGTTTGCAAATAACTCCTTAGCTTGTGCCCAGGCTTCAGCGAATCTTCCAGTACCCAACAAGGTAGAAATTTGTTGCTCATTAGTTAAGTTCTGTTGAGCATTTACTACTCCTTGAATGGTTACCCCAAGGTCTCTATACGACTTTCTTTGTCCGTCTATTTCTGCTTTTAATCTTCTTGCGCCCTCACTGGCTTCCCCTTCTGCGAGTACCATTTTTTTATGTTTTTTAGTAAGTTGTCCTAAAGTACCTGCCATAGAAGCTCTTGCAGTATTAAGAGCTTCCTGGATAGGAACTCCGGCCTCTATCTGTTCAGTTACTTTAGCAAAAGCAGGGCCAGTATTTTTCAATACAGAGAGAGACTGTATTTGACCTAGTGTACTTGCTTTTACTTGTGCTCTAAGATCTGAATATCTAGATCCGAGATCAGAAAGTCCGGGTGCAATACTTCTCAATACGGTAGCACCAAAAGCCGTGAAAAACCCTAATAATAGTATCTTAGAGGAAGCGAGGACCTTGAGCAAAGGACTAAAAGCGAAGTTTACAACATTTAGAAGAGTCTTGCTTAAATCATTGAAAGTAGCCGCTATCTTATCGTAAGCACTTACGTCAACACCTGCTAGAGCGGAAAATTTCTTTTCACCCTCTTCTAGAACTGCATTCATAAAGGCTTGTCTTCGTTCGAAGTTAGTAAGTTCGGACACTGTTTTGCCAATCTTACTTGCATAGTTTGAAGTAGCTTCATCTAAGCGAACCATTATGCCCAATTCATCAAGAAGTTCAGGTTCCAGCTTTGTAGCACCCCGGGTTAGTCGGGAAAGAGAGTCGGCGGTATCTCTGCCAAGAGCAATACTTGCCGTTCTAGCTACTTCTCCTAATCTTTCTATTGAAGAGGAATCAAATCCTGCGCTAATTACAAGGTTCGTAGACCTCATAGATTCTTCCATAGAAAGAGCGAATCCCGTAGCTTCTTGAAGCCCTTTAGATAAAGTAGTCAAAGCAACACCGGAAGAGACCCCTAAGACCTCCAAACCTTGTGCAAGTTTTTCTGTTTGTGCGGCTCTTTGTAGAGCACCAAAAAAAGCTGTAATTGCAAAAACACGAGAAGCAATTTCAGCATAGGCAGGAACAAGCCCGCCTTGAATAAATTGGGCTTGTTTTGCAAAACTCTTTGTGGAGTTAGAAGTAGCCTGTGCTACCCCTTTTTGCTGCTTATTAAACTGAGCGGCGTTATTCTTTTGAGACTTCGACATTCTCTCGGTAGCGCCGGTCGCTCGATTAGCTGAGGAAGTTACCCCATCGAGTTTCTTTTCGACTACTTGTAAGCCCTTGTCTGTTACAATAACTTCAAAAAGTATTGAATTATTTGCCACGATTTTTGCTCTTTACCTTGTCGAATTCACGTTTAATCTTCTCTTGAGAAGTCTTAATCGCTTCCGAATCAAGCCTTAACAAAGTATCTAATAAAAGTTCTTTGTTCTGAATATTATAAATTTGCATTAATACGGGAAGATTAGTATAATCTTTTCCTGTGTATCCAACATCTGGGTACACCCGGTCTCCCAAATAATTAAAAATCTCTAAAGCCTGTATTGTCTCTTCTGGAAAGTCTTCTATGCCCGGAGGACATTTATCTGGATTTGGTTCTCTTTTTAGTTGTTTCTCCATATCCAGATATTTTTCTTTAGTCATTCCAATAGAACTATTTGTCTGCCACTTCTCTAAGCGCTCCCAAAGGATCTGTTTTTGGTCCTCCGCGAAAGTTGGCAAGGTCAAAGACTACCTCGTTTATCCAATTATCGAATTCTGTAGAGTTAGATACTAGTAATTCTGCTTGCTCTTGATCATAGTCTAAAATAGATTCTACATCTTGAGAGCTCAGGTCCACAAGAATTAAGTCTTCTAGATATTTTAATTTTAAGCCTTTCCATCCGTGTACGGTAGCTTTAGTAAACTCCGTAACAAATTTCTCTTCGTCGAGGTCTTCTATCATTTGTCGACTCTTACGATCAAACTTTTGCGCTATACATCTCTTTCTTAGAGCCATTAACTCCTTTCGTGAAAGATTGCATACCTCTACTTCAAACCCGGGGCAACCTGGAAAGTCTAGCCATGCTGACTTGGTATCCACCATTAAATCTTTTAATTTCATTAAATCTCCTAAATATTAATTATAAACAAATGTTGTTGTATCTTCGATCGCTCGAAAATCGTAGTTCTGGGTAAATACTTCCCCAAAAGTGGTTCTCGCTGTAAAACGAGCGTCAGGAAGGGTAATTAATAGCTGAAGATTGTTAGACGCTAGTCCTGCAGAGATACGAATATCCATATCTCTCCAAGACTGAATGTAAGTCTGTGAGCCTCCACTATTATTTACTTCTCCATCAGTATACTGCTGTATACTTCCTCCGATATTTCTATCAGATAAAGTGTAATTATACGGAAAGATAGTGTTGAACTCTGCAGTAACAGATAGGGAATCTTGAAGGGTTGGGTTAGCTGTCCAAGATATATTATTCTGGACTTCTATAGTTGCGCCTAAGATCCTGTCTTGTTTTGTATACGAAAGTAAAGGTTTAAATTCAATGTCAAATTCTTTCGATATTGCATATGAAGGACTTGTAGTATAATTTGAATGGGTAGACTGAGAGAAAGAACTTTCTAATCTTCTCAATTTGCTTCCCGTACCTGACAAATTAACAGTCATTAAACCGTTTCTTGGTATTTTAAACGAACCTGAAGTAAATACACATCTTTCTAATTTATAGTATGTTTCTGGACTATAATCCGAATATACAAAATATAGATTGAAATTGTCTACGCCTTCGGGCGTAGCGTTCGTATTCAAAAGCAAGTCTAAGGGCTTATGTTGATGCTTAAAACTAGATTCACCGTCCAATAGATAGAGGGTGAAAGAAAAATCAGCGGGATTTGCTTGGGTTATGGAAGAACCTTGAACAAAGTTTGTTTGTTGTTGTAAGGTTCTTCTAGGCACCCCTTTTTCTTCAAAGGTTTGGTTGAAGGTAACGTCTCGAGCTGTATGCAAAAGATAGAAGGTATTGTCGTATTCTAACCATACTCTTCCTTCTCTTAAAAATTCAAACCTCGCCACAGTTATCTCCTATACTAGCTCCTCCGGTGTAACAGATTATACCCAGCGTTGGCCGGCGTCATACTTTTCTTTAAGATTGCTGGCTAAACTATTGGCAAATTGAGTCATCAAATCAGTGCTGTACTTCCCGTCACTATCCAAAGGTGGCATGAACTCTCTGTCCTCTCTGTGGTCTTTATATGTAAGGCGTATAGTAACAGTGCCAGGTGTAACCACAGGAGCCGCGTCGGGATTATCCGGGTCGGTTGTTGTTACAGGGCCTACATATTCTTTTATTAATTCCCACTCCACAATAAATCACTCCTATTATTTTTTAAATGAAAAAAAGGGGAGAAATTCCTCCCCGTACATTTAGTAATTATACAAAACTACTACCTAATTGTCAAGAATTATTTTTTCTATGCCTTATAAGCTATAAGACTTTCATTGGTCTTATCTACGTCACCGCCCTGTACTTGTCCGTGGAAATTAACTTCCAAAGTAAGTAGATCCTCAACATTAATTGTAGGTATTTCAAGGTGCGCTGAAGGCATAGTAAGCTGAAGCCTAGGAGTGTCTATTGAGCTTCCCCCTATATTTACTTCGAGTAAGTGAGTATTACGAATGGTTGTTGTATCCTCTACCAAATCCTTAAATAATTCTCCAGATTTACTATTTGAAATATCATTATCTAAGTAACAAGTCATACTGCCACTCACACTTCTTGCCCCTGTAATATTGGCTAAAGGAGCGTTTACTACACCTAGTTCTTCTGGGGTAAGATAATTGACATTATTCTCGATAGTGAAGCTGCCTCCAGTAAGAACTACTGTATAAGCATCGGAGTCACTTGTATTTATTAATCTTACCGTGGAGATTCTGTTACGAATAAAGTTATCCGTATCGGTCAGTCCGCCCGTAATAGGGGTAGGAGAAGTAATAGCACTAGGTGCGCTTGTGCCAGCATCTGTCAAAGTTTTGGCAAAGCCGCTCCAAGCAATGGTTGCAATACCGTCAATATCAAAATCAATAGAAGCAGAGTTAACTACTGAATCGGCTAATTTATAATATTGCTTATTACTGCCGTCTTCGAAAGCTACATAAATATCCCATCCATCTGAAAAAGAAGAAACGTTTGACTTAGATAGGTTAAATACGTTTCTATCATCCTCAAAAGCGTCCGAAGGAGTACCATTACTAGCATCCGTAGTAATTAGGTTAATCTCATCAGTTTCAGTAACTACACCTCCGGAACCTGTAATAGCTACACCATTGTAAATAAATTTAGCTCCTGCAGTAGCCGCCGAAGCTCCTATAGCTGTCCAATTAACAGAGCTTCCTGCGGTGGTAATTTCATATATAGGACCTTTAGGTTGTAATCCTGCTGTATGTACATTAATACTTGTTACTTCTGTAAAAGCAGAAGACCTAAAAACTCCCGAAGAATGATGTGTCGCACCGAGCATCATAGCCCAGAGAGCTTCTTCCGGAGCGCGAACACTACCAGAACTTTTGAAAGGACGGGCGTATGTACTCATAGACCATTCTACAGGAGCTAAACTATCGTTAAAAAGCAGTCGAGCTCTACGAGAAGTAGAACCCGCTTCATTGATTGTAATTTCTGAAGAATTGATTGATTGAGTAAAGGAAAAACCGTCCAAAACTGACAACTGCCAAACAGCTCCTCCACCTACTACGTAAACCGTAGCATTTCTTGTAAATTGTAAAGCCATTTTATTTCTCCTTAGCTATTATATATAATAGTTGCTTCGTTTGTTAGGTCAACGTTACCGCCGCTAACTTGCCCGTGGAAATTAATCTCTAAGGTAAGTAAGTCTTCGACATTAATAGTAGGTACTTCCAAATGTGCAGTCGGCAAATCCAGATAAACTCTGGGGCCCGCTGAGGTTCCTCCCATTTGAAGTGTCATATCAAAAACATTTCTGATAGTAGTTGTATCCGCGACTAAGTCTGCAAATAATTTGCCTGACTTCTCTCCTGCGGTATCATTGTCTAAGTAACAAGTCATACTACCACTAATGCTTCGTGCGCCAGTAATATTAGCTAAAGGAGCGTTTACTACGCCTAATTCTTCTGGAGTGAGATAATTAATATTATTTTCTAGGGTTAAATTGCCTCCTGTAAGCACAAGATTGTAGTCTAAAGAGCCTGCTGTATTTTGCAGGGTAACTGTAGATATTCTATTCCTAATAAAATTAGTTGTTGTATTCAATCCTGTATTAATAACCACTTCTCCAGCAGTTACTTGAGCAGCTTTTAAACTACCTAATGTGCCCCCAGAAGAGAAACTTCCGTTTTCAGCACTAGCGTAAGAAACGGTTGTGGAAGTTAGAGCAGTAATTAGGGCCCCTGCAGGAGTTTTTAAACTGCCTGAAGTAGCTGTGTTATAGCCTGCAGGATTCATGCCTTCTACATAGATTCTTTGTCCTACTCGGAAACCTGTAGTAGCTCCAACGGTCAAGGTAGCTACTGAACCATTTCCTGAGGCTCCCGTAACAGCTTGCCCAACCGGCAATACAAAACCGGGTTTAACAGTGCTTTCATCTCCCAATTGTTTTGCAAAACCACTCCAAGAGATAGTTGCAATACCATCAATATCAAAGTCCATCGAAACAGAGTTAACTACAGAACTCTGTAGTTTGTAATATTGAATGTTAGTGCCGTCTTCGAAACCGAAATAGATATTCCAATTATCGGAGAAAGAAGAAACGTTTGAGTTGTTAAAATTAAAAGTATTCGTACCATTAGTTACAGCATTTACTGCAGGACTTGAACTAGTGCCAGAAAATACTTTAGTAGTGTTGTTGTAATCATTAGCTCCAAGCGACATAGCCCAAAGAACGTCTTCAGGTGCTCTTGTTTTAGAAGAGTCTGTGAAAGGACGCGCATAAGTACTCATAGACCACTCTACAGGAGCCAGACTATCATTAAAAAGCAGTCGAGCTCTACGAGAGGTGGAGCCTGCTTCGTTGATTGTGATTTCCGAAGAGTTGATTGATTGGGTGAACGAAAAACCGTCTAAAACAGATAACTGCCAGCCATTTTTATGGTAGCCGTTAGCGTCTAGAAGTTCTACGTATACGGTAGCGTTTCTTGTAAATTGTAAAGCCATTATATTTCTCCTGAGAAAACTGTACCAGTTTCCCCTGTCCTTAACCTAAAAGGTTAGTATCGAACCTCGCAAATAATCTCGCCTACTGCTAAAGGTTCTAGGGCTCCTTCATCTGTGCTCAAGCTCAAGATTGTTATCTGCTGAACACGTTGAGGTTGCCCGTCTTGGTCTGTGTAGGAAAGACTTCCATTGTCTTCCAAAACTGTTTCTATGTCCTCGAATAACTTTTCAAGAGCAAAAATTGCATTTTCTTCTTGAACATATACCCGAAGAGTAACTGTTAGAAATCTGTCTTTATATCCTCCGCCTTGGTACTGTCTTGTTTCCGACCCGGCACTCACATGAACTGCTGGAAAGTCTTCTACTTCGTCCCAGAATTTTAATCGAGGCAGTACGTTGTTATATAGATTTGTTCTATAAGGGAAATTACCATTAATAAGCTTAAGCTTAGTTTCAAGAGCTTTTACAATAGCCATTCTTCGTGTACTATAATCTCTAGTAGCCATTTAAACCCTCCTAGTATAGAACCTTCCCTCTATTAACTCTAGGGCTATTTCTCTTATAGATTTATCTATTAATTTTCTGGGGTCTCTGCTTGCACTCGCCCAAGGAGTCTTTCCAGAACCCTGCTCAAATATTTGGTAAGGATTTTTTTGATAGGTAAAACCTATGCTCGGAAACCCTTTCTTTGTTTGTGTTATATCCACTACTCGCGCGCTCTCAGCGAATCTTCCCGTTCTATTTTGTAGTGAAGGGGACATCATATTTTTCTTTACTCTATCAGGCAGCTTTGCATTAATTAAAACTTGTAATGACATAAAACTAGAATAGGAAGGCTCTTTTTTTGACGCTTTGCCTTTGGTTACGCTTAACGTCCCTAGACTCGCTTCAGTTTTAGTTACCTTTGTTTTTCTCTTCTTTGTTTTGCTAACAGAACCTTTAGATAATTTAATCGGTTCTGTCTTTATTGTAGTTTTTATGTTTTTGTTTAGCTTTGTTTTTACTCTTTTCTTTAGCTTTTTTTGACGAATAACATTTCTACTATCGGATCCGGGTCTATCGTCAAAGCTTTCTGAATAATCTAGTCGTATAAGAGCTTCTTTTATCGTGTCCTGATAAAGCTTTTTTAGTGCTCTTTCTCCCCCAGACTTAGCTGCATTTACTACTCTGGAACCTAAGCCTACTACTATAGTATCGTTGTCCAACGTACCTGTTTTAGATAGAAATAACTCTAGCCCTAACTCTTTTACGTCTGCAGCGGTAAGATCACCTCCTCTAGTGTTAAAAGAGCCTCCCCTTCTACCGAACTTATTGATAGAGTCTGTAACTTGTTGTTCCGCAACAGAATCGTGTTCTAGGTGCTCTAAGTTAAAAAACTGATTACTACTACTATCCAAATTTACGTTCTTTCCCCGAGTATTAAAAAAGTTATTCAGAGCAGCGATATATTCATTCTTTGGCTGAGTATAGAAAGACTTTACAGTATTAAAAATACTCATGTGACCAAACGGAGTCTCTAGTCCTTGATCTACTACAACTGAAAAAGCCCAGTAGTTATTCCCTTTTATGTTATCAGGGAAACTTGCTTTTGCAGCTTTAAAAGTCTCTTCTGCTATATATCCGCAACCACTTCTAATTAACTCGTCTAGCTGAGCTTTTTCTGTTTTGTTTTTAGGCACTAGAGATCCCAGTTGCTTGTAGCTATGAGACATTAGGCCATTTACTGTCATTTTTAATGTAGTTATTTTTCTGTCGGATGTCTCTCTTCTATACTCGTCACTATTCTTGCTAAGATCTCTATCTAGCTCATTTAAGAGTTTTCTTAAAAATGCTTTACTCATGACACTCTATACATATCTAGGACTCTACGGATATGGTCGGGAAACCCTGGATCATTTCGTATGGCGGAGCTTCCTGCACCCTCGCGAGTTGCAGAGCCAATACTCTGTCTCTCTTTCCACTCATCCTTATGATAGTATGTGACAATGTCTGCAATAGCTAACTGTAAGTCTGAAGGGATAGTTGCATAGCCAGCTAAATAAACAACTTTAACAGAACCTACTCCATGAGGCCAAGCTTTGTAAGAACCCCCTTCATGTGTTCTAAATACAGAATCTGAAAAGGCGTCTAAGTACCACGAGTACTCAGGGGGTGTTCCTCCTCCATTAGTGTATAATTGTGTATAAGCACTAGCCTGGCCCACTCTTTCATGTACACTTGTAATACTAATAACGGGGCTATACTTTAACTGAACTGTATGAGTATCCCACTGAATATCAAAATATTCTGTGTATCCTGAACCAGAGGCATAGGTATCAAACTCACTGTTACAATAAGTTCGGACAAGCTTACTTACACTCGTAATTAGCGTCTCGAACTTTTCATCGTACTGAGTAGAGTTTACCCCTTCTAGTAATTTATAATCATCTAAAGTAATTAAATCAGCCATTTATTTTCCAAAAAAGGCTTGGGAAGCCCGAAAGCTTCCCATCCTAGATACTATCTTACCACTTGTGCGCAACAACTTGTCCAGCAGCAGCAAACATCTGGTCGAAACCACGACGTTGCGTAGCAACAAGAACTCGCTGTTGGTTAGCGACTTCATAGTCAGACTCAACAGTAACACCGCGAAGTACTGGTACCAAGAAGTTACGAGCATTAACAGCAACACCCCAAACCTTGTTAGCAGTCTTTCCGCCAGTGAACTCGTCACAAACGATGATTGGTGAGCCGTAAGCCTGACCAATTTCGCCTGAGATCTTAGTAGCGCGATCACTTCCAACGAGGTTGACGTCTTGGAATTCTGGATCATCAAGCATATCGTAGTATGCATCCAAAGATACAATATATACTACGTCACTCGGACGACGACCATACTTACCCATTGCTTGACGCATGTTCAACAAAGCAGCAGTAGTAGCTACATAGGCACCGGCAGAAGCGCCGGAGTCAAGTACTTTGGTGTCATCAGTAGCAAGCTTGATCAAACCATTCTGGCCGCCAGCGTTTACTACTTCAGAAGAGCCAGCTTGAAGGATTGAATGCTCAATAGCACGTGCATGTGCACGAACCATAGCTTCGCGAATCAAAGGAAGAACAGGCATAATTGCATCTTCTTCAGTTTCGTTAGCCATAAAAGACTTAGAAACCAACTTCTCAACGGTCAATACTTTAGATCCTAAAGTAACCCCAGCATTGGCGCCGGGTGAAGCTTCATCACGTGAACCCAGGTTACCTTTAGGAGCAGCGCCTGCGCCTGTTCCAGCAGCGTTAGCGCTAAGCCATTCTGCATAACCTGAATCAGGCATAGTTGGAATAACCATTGAAGCAGCGTTCATCTGAATCTTACGGAACAGAGGGTCGAGAACAAGCTCGAGCTCAATGTCACGTTCGATAGCAGTTGAAACAGTAGTTTCAAAGTCATCACTAGCACTAGCAGGCAAACGAACACCCGCAGTATTATTAGTAGCTTTCTCTAGAATAGAACGACCAAACTTGGTACCTTCTAATCCTTTGTTAGTAACTACACCTAGAATATGCGCGTTTACCATGTCGTCTTCTGTGAAACTAGATTTTTCGCCACGGTCAGCGAATACTCGCTTACTGTCACGCATCTTCTGAATTTCCTCAGATTTCTCAGACAATTCTTTTTCGAATTGCTTGACAACTTCCATATGGTCGGCTTCTTTCTCAGACATTTTAGCTTCAACGTCAGCCATTAATTTTTCTGTACCGCTGGAAACAGCGGTTACAATGCGAGCTTCTTCAGCAGCTTTTTGAACTTGTGCGTCTTCAGCAGCTTTTTGCTCTGCTTCCAATCGCGTTTGCTCTTCTGCTTTGCGCTCAGCGTCTTTCATTGCCATTGCAGTTGCGGTCTTTTCGACAGCAGCAGCCACAATCGCATCGATATCGATATCACTCATAGTTTTCTCCTGTACTTCGACTTGTGATAAGTCTTTAGGCATTGACTCGGTTTCAGAATGTTTTTCAAACTCAACAGTTACTTTGTCTTCAGTTTCCTGAATATTAAGTATGTGTTTTTCTTCCACGGAATCTTCGGTTTTGAAAGATTTCTTGAATTCTTCGTACTCAGATTCTGAGTTAAAAGATTTTGCAAGAGAAAAGGTTGCAGCTTGGTTAGCAGGAACCGTTACTACTGAAACTTCCAGTAATTCTGCGTCCTTAATCTTATATCCATCGGTTTCGGTCATATATTCCGCATCCTTGACTCGAAACCCGACTGAAAAAGCTCCAAGGACACCTTCTTTAATTAATTCACCTACGTGACCAGCAGATTTAGCAATTTTTGCTTTTAACTGCAGACCATTGTCGTTCGTACCAAGCGTAATTGCTCGGCCAATCGGCTGATTGTAGTCATGATTAAAAAGAATTACGGGATTGTTTAAGTAATTTTGAAGTCCGCCCTTTGTCCAGGCCTCAGTCTCAATTACATCTCCAACACGGTCAGTACTATTAGTACTAGCCATACCAGCGATATGAAGATCATCCCCTTCTTCAAACGCTTTAAATGTGGAGCCAATGTGAAAAATCTTATTCACTTGATTCTCCTTCTTTTAAAGACTTTAATTTCTCCAGAGGAGAAAGATCGTCTTCTGAAGCCGGTTCAAGAACGGGCTTTTTAACAGGCTTCGGAGCTTCAACGGGCGCAGTGCCGATTGAAGCCCAGTCTGCCGGATACATATGTTGTGCAGTTTTAAGGATAGAGTTATAACCTCTGCCCCTAAAGTATCTTGTTAGAAGTCTAGGATGGATAGGCCATACGTCTGCGCCTAGTCTATAATATTCCGTTTTTCTTAGTACTCTTCCTTGTTCGTGGAAGAAGTCAACTAAGGTCTTTAGTACTTCTGTTTTTTTCATTTAGTCTTCCTCTGATTCTTCGGGTCTTCCACCCTCTGATGGGTTTACTGCGGAGCCCGCAATATTCGCTGGTACTCTTATTTCTCCCGAGCCAAAAATTTCATCATAGTTTAACGCTTCTCTTGCTTCGTTGGGTGTAATAATTCCAGAGTTAACAAGAGTAGAATAGTATGCTGCGGAGTCTCTTAGTTCTGGTTGTAACGCAGGAATATTACTAATATCCGGTGTAATCTCAAAACCAAAGTATCTCTCCATAGCCTTAGTCAGTTTCTCCACAATAGGAAGAATAGTCTCTAAGTAATACATTCTATGGTTAGGACGAATGTTTGCATTGTTTCCTGAGTCAAGCATGATGGGAGGAACGCCTAATACTTTTAGTATTTCTTTTTCTGCTCCTTCGATAGAAGCTTCAAAGTCAAGCTCCCTAAAATTCACATTTGAGATAGCATCCAATTCCATGCCACCATCTAGTACTAGAGGTCTTCTGCCTCCGCCGTCTGGGCGATATCTGGTCATCCAAGATTGAATCATCCTTTCCTTATTTTTCTCACTAATAACGGAAGGAGACTTGATCACAAGACCGGGAACAGCGCCATTCTTAAAAAAGTTATCCTGAAACTCTCTCATACGAGTAAGTTGTGACATGCTTCGTTGAGCAGCCCTTAATCTACTAGTCCCTCTGTAAATACTATGAAAAGAGTTTTCCTTAATATGGATAACTTCTTTAGTTAGATAATCTACATTAGTTTGAAATGTATATCCCCGAACATATGTTTTCTTATCGGGCTCGATATCCATATAAGTAGCAGGGAGATGATACAGAGAAATCCCATCAAAGTATACAAAAATGTTTCCATCTAGAATATAATCGATTATGAGGTTTCGCTTAAAACTGGAAATATCTTGGAAAGGATTCGGCTCTTTGTTAAGCAATAAGTCAACACGAGAACGTCTAACCCCTTTGGTTACCGAATTCAATCCTTGAACCGGCTCTCCTATTCTTAGAGGAATTTCAGCTGCATCATCTACAATCATATTTACAGCGCGATTGACTACTTCTAAGTATTCATAATACGCCCTGTAATTAGTAATAATTTCTCGGGAAGCGATCGGCCCCGAGCCTTCGAGACTAACAACAATCTCTTCTTGCGCGGGATTTAACTTTTCTTCTTGCCAGAAGTTATACCATGCCATGTTGTTTTTCTCTTTGTATTTCTACCCAGCGCATTTGCTTTTTGGCCGTATGAAGTGGTGGATTACGGCCGTAAATGCTATGAAGCTTGAGGTGATGATCATGGCAAAGAGTGACTGTATCATTATACAGCTCTTGCCAATTATCGTCTATAAACTCGTCTCTCCAAATAATCAGATACTCATCTGTATAGTGTTCGGGACGAAGTTGTTGTTTCTCTTTAATCCATTTATGATACAATGGAGCTAAAGTAAAGTAATGGTGAAAATCTAATTTAATCTTGACTCCGCAAATCTCGCAAGAGGAGGCTTTTTCATACTTAGCTTTTGCTTTATCCCTAATGTATTTTATCGGATCTCTTTTTAGCTCTACCATTTTTATAAATTATATATTCGGGTTAGTTGAAAGTCAAGAATTATTTTTTCGTTACGTTTAAAATGTTGGCGCGTTCTCTTCAAAACTATAAAGTGCGTATCTCAATGCATCCGCCATATGAGAAGAAGAGTCATGTACCGGCTTCTCACGTATTAAGTTAGGGTTTGGATCCCACCTGTACTGGTCAAGACTACGAAGAACCTCTGTACAGCTTTGATCTACTATTAAGCGACCATTGTCAACAAGACTAGCTACATGCCCTATTCCATCTACCACAGATTTTTTAGCGTTTATAGTAGAAATATCGTACTGCTGCGCAAAGTCAAATCTTGTCTGAGCCGCCGCAGCATCAATAAAGCAGTAATCTACTTCTCTTCTATCAATAATTTCAGCTAAGAAACCTGCATGTTCTTCTGTTGTTCTCTCTGCGGCATAATACTCTTCCATTAAATAGTACTTATCCCCGTCATAAGCTAAACAGCAAAAAGCGGTTGGATCTTTAAAACCTACGTCAAGTCCTGAGATAATATCACAACCTGTAAAATCTTTTTCTGATAAGTCAGCTATACAGTTATCGTAATCAAAGTTCCATACTTGCCCTTCGAAGATATTAAAGTCTGCTTCATATTCTTGGGAGAACTCTGCTTGACTCATAGAACGACGAGCTTCTGCAATATCAGATTCCGATGCTCGAGGATTATCTTGCCAAGTTGCTTTTATACTTACCCACTCATCAAATTCATCAGTAAAGCCACGATTATAAAAACGACTAAACCAATTATTCCTTCCGCGAGGAGTACTAATAAATAAAGCTTTAGACCCCGGCTTGTCAAGAGTAGGTCTGATGGCAACATTGAAGGCAGTTTCTCCATCTGCCAATGCCGCTTCATCGAAGAGAACAAAGTCATAGCTTCTTCCTACAACGGAATCAATTTGATTCACGGAACCGAGTCTAATTGTAGACCCATTAGTGAGTTCAATTACTCTATCTTTTGCGTTATCTCTCGCTACTTCCAGGTCAAAATGTTTTATAAGATTTCTTTGGAGATCAAAAGAAATGTTACTAAGGTTGTAATTAGGAGACACAATAAGTACATGGCATCCCGGTACGAGGGCGACACATTGGGCAATAATGTTACCAATATATGTTTTTCCTTGCCGCCTACTAAGAGCACCAACAATAAAGCGATACTTATCATTATTAATAGCATTGATTAAAGCCCTCTGTGAAGGTATAGCCTCTATACCTAGTAGTTCTAAATAACTTTCAATAGGGACTTTTAAAAAGCTCCCTTTTATTATACTTTCTTGGTAGATGTCTTTTCGACTGACTTCCATTCTGCCCCGCACTCGCATGGATCGCATGCACATTCATTACAAGGAGCTCTCTTTTCAAAAGGAGCTTCTTTTATTACAGTCTGTTTTATTCCTGCAGCAGCTTTTGCCTCTTCTTCAGTAGAGTACTTGGCAGCACTTCCCGCAATTTTCCACATACTTCCTTTTTTAAAAATCATAACTGTCCTTTCATAATCATTCCCGCTAAAAAGAGAATGAGTGCTCCGCCTCCAGCCCAAACGAGACGATGAAGGTGTAGTACCGAGACCTTTACTTCAGCCCACCTTTCTTTACTTTCTTCTTTCCCTTCTCGGAGTTCATTAAATATTGTTCTCCATCTTTCTTCACATACAGCTTCATGCTGCAAAAAAGCTATTTTTAAATCTTGCAACTCTTTATTCTGGTGCTCCAAGCAACTTCTCCATTAACTTACCATAGTTTCCTTCGCCAAAAGGAGAATTGATTTGAACGTTCTGCTGTTTAATGTTCGTAGTATTCGAAGTTTTTCGATGATCTTCTGACACTTTATGAGCAAGAGCAATTATATCAACTAAATCTTTGCTAGAGTATTGATCGGAGTCACGGGCTTCTTGTATTTTATTTTCAATGACTTCGTCTAGTAATTCTGCAAGGCGGAAACGGTTACGATAACCTTGGTCGAGGTAGACCGAGTTAATATAATCTTTTACTTCTGATTTCTCAAGTATCTCGTAGACCTGGTCTGGAGTACATCCTAAATGATTTGCAGCAACGACTGCATTGCCAGTGCTTAAATATGCGTTGGCTACTTCAAGATTTTCTGGTGCCATTTTTACGAGTTTCATGAGTCAATTGTATTCTAATACGAGCGAAAAGTCAAGATTTATTTTTGAGGTGGGGGTAGGAAAAAGGGCCCGAAGGCCCTTTTGTTTAGAAGTTGTAGAAAAGTCCTACCGAATGCTCCGAAGCATCACGTCTATAATCAAAGGTATAACCGAGATTGAACTTATTAAAGGAGCGAGAAACTTTCACGCCTCCATGGTCATAGTCTTCTGCATGTCCAGCAAAAACTGAAACATCTACAAGATCGAATGAATGGCTTGCATTTATATTATAGTAGTTGTCTTTCGTATCCATATCCTGAAAAGCATACGCTGAGAAAGGACCGGCCGCATAACCTACATAAACTTCACGACTCTCATCACCAAGTTCGAGATCATCGCCATAATAATCATACTGAAGAACGCCAACATCAAAACCCTTCGCTTTTATGCCAAAAGCATAGTTTGCTTCTGTATGTACATCACGAGCGACGTCCACCTGGCTTGCCCAAAAAGAAACATAAAAATTTTCTGAGGAAGCAGTAATACCTACCTGCAACGCAGGGTCTTCACCCTGAGAGAGACCCCTAAAAACATATTGGGATGTTGCTCCTACAGAGCCGTTGATTTCAGCAAAAGCTGGTAAAGTAAAAAACGCAAGAAATGCGAGTAAGTATTTCATAAAATGTCTCCATTTTTATTCTTGGGAAAATTCATTTTTTCTCCAGAATGATATTCTGGCACAGTTCAGCAAAAATGTCAAGAAATTTTTTTGGTTAGGGGGCAGTAAAAAGGGGCCGGAGCCCCTTTCTTCTTAGAAACGATAGGATACTTTTGCCTGATAATGCCTTGGCAGCTCAGGTAGAACAACTGTGGTTCCAAAGAGGTCTGGGAAGTTTGCTCGAAAGTAACGCTCATCAGTAACATTCTTTGCAGCAACAATCAGAGACCAGTTATCAGCTTCGTAGCTCATGCTTAAGTTTACTAGGGTATAGGCGGGAAGGGTAACTGCGAAAGACTGACCAGACGCTACAGCCTCTACATCAACTACGCTACCACTAACAGCAATACCATTACCGAAGTCGTAAGTACCAGTAACAGACATGATAGTTTCAGGCATACCAGCTCGAACACCTTCGCTCGGTCCGACAGGAATCAAACCACCAACTTGACCGCCCCACAACAAAGTAGGATCGATTAAAGGTAAATCTGCTTGTCCTAGGAATGAGAATTCACTGCCTGCAGCGATCGTCGCCAACATCAGTGCTTCAACATTGCTATAGCCGAATGTCATAAGAAACTTCTCGTTTACGGCCCAACGCACTTCAACTTCTGTACCTTCTGTCTTTACCGCTTGGTTTACTGTAATAGACTGAGCATTAAAGTCAGTACGTTCCATTTCATAAGAAGATACCGCAAAGTATAAACGATCGTCTAGTAGACTACCTTTCACTCCATACTCCATTAACTCTGAAGATCCGAAGGCGTTACCCGTAAATACATTGCCAACCTGTAGCTCAGATCCCTGACCCGCAATCACAGTGTTTTGCTCTGACATTGTAACGTAAGGTACGAAACCTCCAATAGAGTAACTCAAGCTTCCTGACCAGGAAACTCCTGAAGGCTCAGCCGTTGCACTATTTACAGCAACATCAACACCACCTTCCGAAGAAGTAAAAGCTGAATCAGACTGTGTCTTACCCGCAGGTGTTGTAGACTCCATGTCGATAACATCATAACGTGCACCTAAAAGAAGAGATAGACCGCTCTCATGTGCGAAGTCAGCCATTACACCAAATCCAAGATTTGTGTACTCACCTACATAGTATTCGCTGTACTCTGAGTCAATTCGAGTTGCCAGTACTCGACGGTCAAGAGCAGTTGAAGGCCCTGTCAGATCACGTCGACTAAAATACTCATTGTAGTAGTCATCTCCATGTGTAAACTCAGTTCGTCGAATCGAAGGAGATATTTGTATCGATGTAGTAAGAGAGTCACCATCAAAGACGCGTGAAAGAATCAATTGATCCTCAATCACAGAAGCGTCGTGAAACTGTGAGAATCCATAAGCATTCTCATTCAAGTTCTCGTATGACTCATAAAACAACTTATTCGTCAAATCCCAAGAGCCAAGTCCAACATCAATATCAAAGTAGAGAGTATTCACCTTGTTCTCCAGTAAGTCATCAGAAGCGATCAGCGTTGACGACATTGGAAGAATTGCAGTTCCTACGTTCTCTAGAATCATATTTGAGTTCTCATAATCAAAACCGAAAGAGGCATCTGATAGAGTTGCCAAATCCATGTCTTTCTGTCCGAAGAAGGCATACAAAGCAAAAGGATTAATGTTTCCTGCATAGTACTCATCATGCGAAATAGCTCCATCGCCAGAAGTATCAAGAGGGGTTGGAGTTCCTGTAATGTAAGTACCGGTATCGATCAGATCTTGAGTTAAACGATTCCAGCCAGCGTTTTGGCTACCTTTGTAGTCGTGTACCATACCACCAAACTGAATTCGAACATTGTCACTCAAGTCCATGTCAAAAGATGCTTGTACTAGAGATTGACTCACTCCGGGTGCATTTGTGTAAAAGCTATCAGAATTCTCTATTTCTCCATAGAGGTAGTAGCCGAGAGGTTTTCCACCGATTGCTGCGGGACCTCCAACTTCTGCAGTCAAAACATTTCGGCCCCAGCTGCCTCCTGAGTAAGACAGTTCTCCGACACGCTCCTCGATGTACGAACCAGTTTCTTCAATACGAGCAGATTTTGGATTAAAGTTGAGATAACCACCAATCTTTGAAGGCCCCATGATGGGAGACGCAGGGCCTCGAACGATATCTACTCGATCAGAGGCTCCAATCGGAGTAGGGTAGTTACCGGGGTTATCAAGACGACGAATGCCGCGAAAGTAAGTCTCACCAGCAGTACCACGAACATCTAAGGAACCTGCAACACCGAAAAATGATTGAGTGAAAGTACCTGGAGCAAGAGCTACGAGTTCATCGATATCTTGCATATTAAAACGATCCATCATCTCTTCACTGATGGTTGATGCGGAACGGGGTGTATCTATAATTGATTTTTCAAATCCGAAGACGCTTTCAACACGTTCGCCGGGTAAACTGCCTAGGTCGCCTTTTACAACGACTTCTTCCATTGCGAATGCACTAGAAGCGACACTCATAAGAAAGACAGTTTGACATGTCTTTTTAAACATAATAACTCCTTTAGTTTTCTTCGATCTTTCGATCGGTGGGTTTTGGGAAAATTCATTTTTTCTCAGGAATGCTTATTATAGTTTAAAAAAATTGAAATGTCAAGAATTTTATTTAGAAGGTCACCCTGACTTCAGTTTCAAGGGTAGTCTTCTTAAAGTCCTCAGTACTTTCAACTTTTCCCTTAAAAGTAAAGTTTGAGGCTTTTATTTTATATCCTACTTCGGCCGAATCTTTTCCTACCTCTCCGTAAAGCTTGGGGGTCTTGTAGCCGATTCGAACATAATTATCCTTGCTTTGTTGAACTCGCAAGTCGTACTTGTTTTTGTACTCAATATAGGGTGCAGCGTGAGCGGTTGATGTGAATGCGATCATAAAAATAAAAAATTTCATAGTATTTCTCCTCTGTGAATATTATATCATAGTTTTGTTAAGATTTGATAAAGATTGTGTTAATTTTCGGTTAATTTTAGCACCTTTTTGCTTGCAAAAATACCCCAAGTTGCGCAAAAAGAGGGGTCTCGCCGAGCCAAATGAGAATGAGTCTCATTACCGCCCCCTAATGCGAATCATTCGCATTCGCATTCGCTATATTTTCGCCCCTTTATTTTTTTGTTAGCATCTGACGACCAAATAAGGGGGCGCACATTTGGTTATAAGAACGGGCTTCCTTATGCCAAATCGGTATTAGACAAAACTCGAAACTGTGGTAAAATCCTACACATACCAACAAGGATATACCGACATGAAAATTTTTACACTCTTATCTCTGCTTACTCTCTTAATCGTTGCCTGTGGCGTTGGCATCTGGTCGGCCGCTATTGGTGACCTGTTAGGTGTTGTAATCGCAACCGTAACATTTTTACCGACTGCTGTAGCGGCATTGGCACTATCTCACGAGATATAACCAAATGCTATTAGCTTATTCCAAATCGGTATTTGACAAATTTAAAAAACGTGGTATAATACCACCCATGCAATCAAGCATAACACTAAAAAGGAAAGACACTATGTCCAACTATACTCCCACCATGATCGCTGAAATGCAATCTGTTGAATCATTCACTTACGAGAGCGCGTCTGCGTTTGCGGAAGCTCACAGCTTGAGCGTTCGATCTGTTATCTCAAAGGTTAAACACCTCGGGCTTGACTACACCCCGAAACCCAAAACGGTTTCCTCTGCCGGCCCTCGCGTATCAAAGGCCGATATTGTTGACGCTATCGTGATAGCGCTTGACGCCGACCCCGAAGCTCTCGCGGGTCTCTCGAAGTCTGACGCTCGGGCATTATCCGCGCTTCTAATGGCAATTCGATAATGGATCGCCTTGTTTCGGTCTCCTCTTGGATTGGAACCGCGCTTATGGGTGCGGCTCCTTTCCTCATCACTACGGCCCTCGGTCAAGTGATGGCGATGCTCGGCCTTGCATTATTGAGCTTGCAAGCATACGACACAAAATGTTATAATTTGCTCATATTAAACACTATAGGAATTATCGGTTATGCTTCCAATCTTTTTATTTGATCTTGACGAAACTGTCATTGACTCGGCTCATCGACAAGGTGAAACGCTAGACGACTGGCGTAGAATGAACACGCCCGACAATGTAGCGAAAGATTCAATGTTGCCGCTTGCGGATACTATGGTGCAAGCTATAGCGGAAGGTCTCGACGTTGGTATCTGCACCTCGCGGGTAATGGGTGAGGCCGACACTACATGGCTTGACGTTCGCAACATGCGCCCACGTTTTACGCTCTCGCGTTCTGCGGATGACATGAGAGACGCGGGTATATTCAAGCTATCTAAAATGCACGATCTCGCAATTCTGCGCGGCGTGTCCTTTGAGGAAATTCGTCGGCGTGTGATCCTGTGGGATGACAATGCCGATGTGCAAAAAACTTTAAAAAATGCTGGATTTCGTGTGATTGATCCTGTACTATATAATCTCAATCGAATGGCTGAGGAGGCCTAAACAATGAAACATTATTATCTGATCGTAGACACTGAAACAACAAAACGCGGTACTGTTGCCGATTTTGGTGCGGTATTAATTACCAGACAGGGTGAAATTGTCGAACGTTTCGGCGCAATGGTCTTGAATCATTTCGGCTCACTTTCCCTGTTCTCTGACCCTACCGCGCCCGATTCTGCGCTATGGTCTGAACAATCCGCAAAGCGACGAGAGAAGAACTATTATTCTATGCTTGATTCTGGCGAGCGTTCGATTTCAAGCGTTGGTTTAATCAATCAATGGCTTTCGGGTATCAATGCGCGATATACGCCTGTATTAACTGCCTATAATCTGGCGTTCGATCTGGGCAAATGTCGAAATACTCGAATCGATTTAGGTGTTTTCGCTCAATCGTTCTGCTTGATGAAAGCCGCCAAGCGTGAGATCGGCACACTTGCGGACTATCATGACTTCTGCAACGCTAACGGTTTTTTGACTGCTAAAAGGCGCGACCCGTCAATGACTGCTGACACAATGGCTAAATTTATTTTGGGCGCTGATTTAGAAGACGAGCCGCATACGGCGCTCGAGGATGCACAATTCTATGAGGCCCCTATTCTGCATTACCTGTTGGCCGATATGACTAGAAAGCAAATTCTGGAGGCAGGAAAATGAAAACAAAAATACTCGCGGCGCTTTTCAAGGCCTATATCGTTTATTCAATCTGTGCCGACCTAATTTTGGTCGGCGGTATCATCTATCTAATTGCGAGGGGCTTATCATGAGCATAAAAAAAGAGCAAGCGAAACTTAATCACAATCTGGAAGGTTTAGCGCATAAAGGAATTTGCGTTGTACTTGAGGGGCGCGACACTGCCGGAAAATCTAGCACGATCCGCGAGGTGACACACTACCTTAATCCGAAGCATTACTCTGTGCATTTAAGCCAGAAGCCAAGCAAATCAACAATGAAAAAATGGCTTTCGTACTGGTCGCGTAGAATGCCCACAAAAAACCAAATTGTGTTCTATGATCGATCATGGTATTCACGCGCTATGGTTCAACGTCTGAATAATTGGTGCTCTGAAAAGCAATTCACTAATTTTCTTCAAGATCACAAAGATTGGGAAAAATCCAGAAACGTGCATATAATTAAATTCTGGCTTTCGATTGATGAAAACGAACAGCGCGCGCGTATTGAAAAACGCAAAAAATCACCATTGACCTATTGGAAATTTTCCGCTAATGATGAAAATGCGCTTTCGTATTATGACCGCATGACATTATTAAAAGAAAATGTTATCGATTCGGATTGGCATGTGATCGACTACAACAACAAAGAAGAGGGGATATTTTCTCTGCTGTCAACCCTTAATTCTACACTTGAAAATCTGGAATGCTAACCGACCAACTGAGGGGCGCCCCTAACCGACCAACTGAGGGGCGCGGCCAAATGAGAACCATTCTCATTTAGGTTGTTTCACGTGAAACACTCCCGCCAAAAATTTCCTGAAAAAAGGGTTGCTTTTCAGAAATTTTTGGCGCCCTAGCGCCAGTGCGAGAGTGAAGTATCTAACCTATGTGGCGCAGAAACGATAAAAAACGTGTGCGAGTTTTTCAGTAGTCTATTTTAGGCTCCGGGCTGGTTTATATGAAATTTTTGGCGCGGGCGCGCCAGTATAAAGCCTAGAAGTAAAAAAGTCAAGGAGTTTTTAACTGTTAGCGCAAATTTTTTTAAAAGGCATAGTCTCTGACGGCGCCGATTATAGTGCCAAAACGATGCCGTGTCAAGTCTTTTTTACCACCCAGGCATGAAAAAATTTATATAGGTCTTCCACCAAAAAAGTTGTTGACATACTTTCCTTCGGCCTGTATAATACTCCCATCAAGACAGACAACCGACAAACAATTTGAGGAAAAAGATATGACTGCTTACACAGACAAGATGGTATCCGACATGACTTCCGCTGGCTCCTTTACTTATGAGACCGCGTCGGAGTTCGCCAACGCACACAGCCTTTCAGTGCGAAGCGTAATTTCAAAAGTTAAAAACTTAGGCCTACCTTACACGCCCAAGCCTATTACAAAAAGCTCGGCGGGGCCTCGCATTACCAAGGCAGACATTGTGCTGCTTATCGCAGACGCTGCAGGGGCAAGCCCCGTAGCCTTGGCGGGGCTTGACAAAGCCGACGTTCGCTCTCTTCGAGCACTGCTTGCAGCTCTTCCGAGCTAATCGCAGTTTTAAACCAAAAAGCCCCGCTTAGGGGCTTTTTTTATGGAAAAATTTAATAGATAGGGGAAAATTTTACTTGATTTTGGCAGCTCGCGAGCCCGCCCCGGATAAAAATCGTACAAATTTATTGAAGTTCACGGTAAAAATAATTTGACAAGAAGAGCTCAAGGTGGTATAATATGTACATTAAATAGGAGACAAATATGCAATATGTAAATGTATACGAAACGTACCAATGCTATGGCGGCCCTGAAGAAGGCGGCTGGTGGTTTATGGCGGGTGAGCTAGTAGAATGCTTAGGCCCAATGTCTAAAGTTGAGGCCGAAGCTGCTGCTAAGGCTATCCGCAAGGGCGACGAGTGCAAAGTAAAGTCAGAGTACCTTATGGGCTATAACTCTACTGATGGAAAGGATCCTGATGGTGTTCCAGACGACGACTATATTATGGTCGGTGGCGCATGGGGATATGTAGATCTACAGGTTCTTGTTCGAGACGAAGTAGGTGTAGAGTACTTTCCTAAAGAACGTCCGAGGTATGAATAATGATTGTAACCTTTGACATAGCAAACGGCGGCTTCGAGTTCTTCACAGAACGACAGTGGCAAACACGTTTAGACGAGTGGTGTGAGCAGTTGCTTAACGACGGTTACGAGTTTGCCCTAGACATGGACGCAGAAGAGATAGTTGACTGCATGTACGGTGAGGAACTTTTCTTTGATAAGGTTCCGAAACTAGTATGAGCCGAGCATTAGAATTAAGATATAAATTTAGAAAACTCTCGGAAGAATACAGTGACCAGTATATGTTCCGAGAGTTATTGGCGTATTTGACAGAAAACCAGTTGGAGACTTATTATGAAGAATTTAATAGATTACATCCAGGGCCTTATGACAAAGATGGAAATGAGCTCTGATTACAGTTTAAGAATAATGTTTTGGAAGGGAATGCTTACGGGCTACCTGCTAGGCATTTTTCTGATGTTATTGATCATAAGCTAAAGTAGTAAGATGAAGTAGTATTTTTATTCGTGTGTTTAATTTGGAGTATTTTGTGAGAAAGATGGAAATCGCTAGAGGCGTTATTAATATGGTAGAGCAGTACTTTAACCTTGACGTAGACGTTACAGTTCGTCCTACAAAAGAGTGCTTGCCTGAAGATAATGCGTACTGCGTGACAATTGGTGAAGGAACGTATGAGATTGAACTTCACCCAGAATTCCTAAAAACCTGCACTGAGGAAGACTTAGTGCAGATTATGGCTCACGAAATGGTTCATGTTAAGCAACATGAGCTGGAAGGATTAGAGCTAGGAGTTAATCGTCACTCGTACCAAGGTATTTGGTATGACCCAGAGGATGACTATTGGTTTTCCCCTTGGGAGATAGAAGCGAGAGGTTATGAGCGTGCATTTCTAGCATTTTGGAACAATAATTGGGAGAAATTTATATGAATGAAGTAGAACAGTTGAAAGCTGAAATTGCTCGATTAAAAGAAGAGCATGGTGAAGATAAACTTACTATTGGTTTTGGTAACAAAGGCAATATTAAAGTAGGTGGCAAAGCCCTTGGACAGAGGTTTCCTGTAACTCTATATGCTAACTCTTGGTTGAAAGTACTTGACCAAGCTGAAGATATTCGTCAGTTTATAGAGGACAACCGTGACCGTCTGGACTGGAAATGATCAGAATCACGGAACGAGGGACAAAAGGATATCCGGGCTATTGGAACTATAGAATAGTAAAATGCGGCAGTACTTATGCGATACATGAATGCCACTATCAAGGAGACGGTAGCCTGTACGCTGTAAGTGCTGTACCGGCACAAATCAGAGAAGAGTCAATGGAAGATGTAAAGTGGATAATCCACCACATGGAAGCAAACCTTTCTCTACCCGCAATAGAATAC